TTCAGGTAAAGTGACTATAACTGGACTGGCTTACCATTTAGGATTTGAAAGCCGCCAATCATTTTATGATTACGAAAAACGGGAAAATTTCTCTTACACTATTAAAAGAGCCCGGATGTTTATTGAAAACGAGTATGAAAAGCTACTGATCAGCAACAACACAACCGGGGCCATATTTGCTCTTAAAAACTTTGGATGGACTGATAAGCAGGAGGTTGATTTATCCGGTAGCGTAACAATCAACCTGATCGATGGCACACACAACGGTTGATATTCAGTACGGAACAATATTCAAAAAAACCCGGCAGTCATACGAAGCCGGATCAAAGGTAATCATTCACAAGGGCGGCACGGGTTCAGGCAAAACATTTGACCTGATGATATTTATTATTTTTGCCGTTGCAATGCGGGAGCGTAACCGTATAATCACTATTGTTTCTGAATCCCGTCCACACCTTGATATTGGAGTTATAAGGATTATGAAGCAACTAATGACACAGGCCAACGTGTTTAATTCATACGATTATAATTCTACATCAGGCCTGTATAAACTTAAATCCGGATCAATCATTGAGTTTTTTAGTGCAGATAGGATTGATAAGGCTTTAGGGGCAAGGCGTTACATGCTGTATGGTAACGAGATTAACAGCCTGAAATTTGAAGTATGGGATGAACTGGCCCGTCGTTCCGAAATAGTTATAGGTGACTTTAACCCTACTCAACAATTCTGGCTTGAAAAGTTTATTGAATATTACGGTGATGTCGATGTAATCCTGAGCAACTATTTAGATAATCCATTTCTTCCGGAAACGGAACGTAACAGGATTATCCGGAGGGCAATGATCGATCCGAACTTTAAGCGTATTCACGTTGATTGTGAGTACGGAAGTTATGAAGGCTTGATATTCCCTGAGTTTACTTTAGTTGATCAAATACCAGAAGGCATACAGAACATTTACGGGCAGGATTTTGGGTTTACTAATGATCCGTCAGCCCTAATCAATACAGCCGTTTTAGGTAGCGATCTTTATCTGGATGAAGTATTTTACCGAACACAGTTAACCAATGCAGACATTATACAGCTTTATAAGGCAAACGGTGTCAGACCGGGATATGATGAAATTGAAGCGGATAGTTCTGAACCGAAAAGTATTGAAGAAATCAGGCGGGCAGGGTATAACATTAAGCCGACAGAAAAAGGCCCGGATTCGATTCGTACGGGTATTGACACGATGAAGCAGTTTAAAATTCACGTAACTAAGCGATCTGTAAACCTGATCAAAGAATTACGAAATTACGCATGGGTAATGGATTCACAGGGCAACCCGACAAACAAACCGATTGATGCTTTTAACCATGCTATCGATGCGGCCCGTTATGGGACAAAGAAACACCGTGCAGCAAAAATCAAACCCGCTAAATTTAATTTCTGATGCTCCCGTTCAAACTTGATATGACCGTTTCGGAATTTATACAGGTCGCTATGTATTACGATCCTGAACCATTCCTGAACGAATGTAAGCTGTTGGAGTTACCGGACAAATGGATTCAGAACCTAAACGAAATAACGTACGGCAACCGGATTGACCTGTCAGAGATCAATGCGGAAAACTTTGTTACGATGCCTCTGAAGGTGCTGCATGGTGTTCAGGAAACAGACCTGTTAAGCCTGAAAGCGTCCGAAGTAATCCGGTTTGGTTACATGGTCATTGAAGGCCTGAACGCACTGAATAAACGTGATGAAAAGTACCTGGCATACGAACCGGAGGAAGCAGAGCTAAAAGCCGGAATAAAAAAGATCAATCACGGGGTATTCGGAGTGATCGACACGCTTTGCCGTCGATGCCCTCAGTACACCCATGAAGATGTATTGAACCTATCACAGCAAAAAGTATTTATGATGTTGAAAATTGACATTGATAATGCTAACTTTGCGAAACGATTAAGAAAAGTATTGAGCGAACCGAAAAACAAACATTAACCAACATCACACCACATGAGCAACCTTGCAGCCGGATATTTCCGCAAAACAATCAGCAACGAAGCGTACGGCATTAAATGGCCGGAAAGATGCGTTTCGTTAATACCATACCAGAAATCAGACAAAGGCCTGATTGATCTGATTGACAAAGGGTACATTGAAGTCAGGCCGATAGGTTACTATTTCACTGATTTTAACATTGAAACCAGTACAGCACATTCATTATTTACCCACATCGGGAGCGGCATAGGTGATATTCTGGCTTTGTCGGCATTGACCGAGTACCTTCAGAATTATCAGATTCAGGTTCATGCACCAAGAAATAAGCACGTCATATTTAACTGGTTCAAAACTCCGGTTGCTGTGTTGGATTATTTCGCCCCGATTGTTGAACAGTTTACAACTAAAAACCGGTTACAGCATTACAAATATCTGCACCGCCTTGTTATCGAGAACGCAGCCATCGAAGCCCGTGAACTATGCTGGTACGATGCGCATTTTCGCAGGATCGGAATGGAAGCAGCCCCGGACGGTTACAACCGGCCACAACTGAGAACAGACCGGATAACAGAACAGCCGTCACTACTCACAGGTAAATCCGTTCTGATCTGTCACCGTGCATCCTGTCAGATGCGATCATCTAACCTGAAAGACTTTTACACACCTATCCGAAAACTTTACCCTGATTATCAGTTATACGTTCACGAAGTTGACCTAACCGATTCAGATAAGCGTTTTATTGAACAGGTGCAGGACATATTGATACTACCTAAATCCGATCTGCATGATTACCTGATTAACCTGTATGATGCTGATATGGTTGTAACAACTGACACCGGGGCGATTCATTTCCGGGAAGGTATAGAGAAACCTGCTCTGGGTGTTTTCGCTGCCATGACCACAGGAAGCCGTGCAAACGGGTATAAATTTACCCGGTCATTCAATGTAAAATCAACTTGCGAACATCAGCCATGTTTCATTCACGAAAGGATAAAGGGCCAGGTTTGTTTAAATGCGAAAGAAGGTGATCGTGTTGCAAAGTGTCAGACCGGCAAGGCGTTTCAGGTGCAGTTGGAATTGCAGTTAAGAAAATTCATTGAATGGCAAATGCCATGTACAACCAAACCGACCGGAAACTATGAACATACTCGTTAAATTCCCGATCAGACACCGAAGGGAAAAGTTTTTTAGTACCCTGTCGAAGTACATAGACATGGCACACGATCTGAGTAAGGTTCATTTTTTGGTGTCGATGGATTACGATGATCCTGAGTTTTATCCGCAGCCAGTCCGTGAAAAGCTAAACAGGCTTGGTGTAGAATTTTATTATGGTGACAACCGCACTAAAATTCAGGCTTGTAATGCCGATATTGAAAGAACGGCCTACAAATGGGATATTTTGGTTCTGGCTTCTGATGACATGATTCCGGTAGTTAAAAATTGGGACGGCATAATCCGGGATAAAATGGCAGACTATTGGCCTGATTTATCCGGGGTTTTGCATTTCTATGACGGACATCAGAAAGACGGCATAAACACCCTGTCAATTATCGGGCGTGGATGGTATGATCGATTCGGTTATGTTTACAATCCGGCATATCAGACAATGTGGTGTGATACTGAGTTTACCGAAGTAAGCCGTATTCTGGGTAAAGAAGCAAGGTTTACTGATACGATCATTGAACATCAGCACCCATATTCAGGGGCATGCCCGATGGATGAACTTTACAAGCGAAACAACAATGATTCAGCAGACCGGCAACTATTCAACAGGCGCAAGGCTAACGGATTCTACATACCTAAACTGTTGATCATCCAACCGGGCCGGTACGGTGATATACTGATCTGTTTGCCTATTGCTAAACATTACGCTGATCAGGGTTATAAAGTTTACTGGAAGTGTCCGCCTGAATATCATCCGATGTTTGTCAGTACACCCTATGTTACCCCTGTTGAGTTTACCCCGCCTGTTGACAGAACTATTGATCTTTCATTCGGCTTTGGTGGCCCGCCAGAGAAAT